TGGTTCACGGGGGCCGGGGGGAGGGGGTGCCCCCCGTCACGTTACCAGGCTACCAGTGTTGTTGTGGTGCCTGTTCGGCGGCGCTTTGGCGCGTTGTTGCATCCGTTTCCGCGTCGTTGGTTGCATCGCCTGCATATCGTGCGCCCGTTGTCGAGCGTGTTCGTGCCGCCGAGCGACCACGGGGTGATGTGGTCGGGTTCGGGGCTGTCGGGTTGCAGGCTGGTGTCCCATGCGAGCGTGACGCCGCATGTGGGGCAGGTGGTCTGTCCGGCGGCGCGGTCGCGTTTGAGGACGGCTGCGCGCCAGCGCTTGTGTCCGGTGGTTCCGGTGCGGCTCGTTGTCATGGTGGGTGGGGGGGTGGTTGTTGGCGGGGGGTGGTTTGTGGTTCCCCCCCCGCCGGGGTGGTTAGAAGGGGGGGTCATTTGGCCAGGGGGCGTTGCCCGGCTGGCTTTGGTGGGTGGGGGGGTGGTTGTTGGCGGGCGCGCCGTGCGTGGGGGCGGGGCGGGGTTCCTTGGCGACCTTCGGGAACCGGAGCATGAGCTTTTGGCCGGGCTGTCCGTTTTTCGTGGTGTACGTTTCGAGGGCGAGGGTGCCCGTTGCGATCACGGCGTCCCCCTTGCGTAGGAGTTCGGCGGCGGCTTCGGCTTCGGCGTCCCATAGGATGGCGTTGATCCATAGGGGCGCGCCGTCGTCCTCCCAGTCGCCGGTTTGGCGGTTTTTGCGGCGGGGGGTGGCCGCGATGGATAGCTCGAGGACGGCGTGGCCGCCCTGTGTCCATCGGAGCACGGGTTCGGCGATACGCCCGAGGATGGTTGCTGTTGCGGACATGGTGTTCCTTTCGGTGGTTACTTGTCGCGCTGCGCGTAGGTGTCGAGTTCGTCGGCGATGACGCGCAGCGCGTTTGCGAGGTCGGCGCATGTCATGTCGAACCGCTTGACGTCGCTCACGCCGTCGCGTCCGATGCGGATGAGTGCGAGGGTGTCCGCCTCGAGCTGGTCAAGATAGGCAACCGCGTTGGGTGGCAGGGGCAGGTGTTCCATTGGCGTACTCTATTCGCTTAGTCGCGGGTGGGGAGGTTGTGTGATGCGCGGGCGATGTCCGCGAAGGCGCGCATCGGATCGTAGTTGCGGTACTCATCGATGATACGCCGCCGTTCGGCTTCGGTATCGATGGTGTACTCGATACGGAGCCCCACGTGGGATGCGTCCACATACTCGACGGTGGTCGGTTCGATGCTGATTGCTTCGGCGTCGGCGGGTAGCTTGCGGAGGGCTTTGGCGATGTCGTGGAGCTTGACGGGCTTGCCGGATGCCCAGGTGATGGTCATGACGCGGGTGTGTCGAGTGTTCATTGTTCGGTCCTTTCATGCTTGGTTGTTGCGATGAGTTGCTCGAGGCGGCTGCGCGCGGTAGCGTTGGTGTCAACATGACCGGTTCCGCTCCCCGCGCCGCGACGGGAGTCCAGGGCCGGTCTTTGTTGTCGCCACATCGTGTATTTCACGCGTAGCTCGGTGCGGAACGGGGTCTCGTGGGTTTCAACGTGGATGATCAGTGCATCCTCGGGAACGTAGGTGCGGAGCGCGTGCGCGACGTCGCGCCCGGTCGGCGGGTTGTCTGTCTCCCAGGGGAAGACTAGCGCCCAGGTTTCAGGTGTCAGCATGGTCGGTGATCCTTTCAGACGGCGCGGAGCTGGGGCGCTTCGGCTGTGCGGGGTGCGGTGATTTCGGGGGGCGGTGCGGGGACGCCTGCGGCGTCGTAGCCGCGTTGGCGGGCGGCGGCGTTGATCTGTGCGGGTGTCATGTCGGTGTGCGCGTCCATAGCGAACGCCTGGGCGGCGCGTAGCCATGCGACGTACTCGGACGGGGCGAGGTCCCCGTCGGGGTATAGGTCGCCGCCGTTGGCGGGCATGGTCACGAGATTCAGGCGGTTCGCGCGGTCGATCCGTTCGACTTCACTGCGTTTGCCCTTCAGGAAGTCCACGAGGTCGCCGAGGCGGACAAAGCCCGGTGTTTCGTCGAGGACGTCGGCGGCGCGGGCGAGGTCGGCGTCTGTGGCGTCGGGGAACTTTCGGCTGATCTTGCCGCCCCATGTCTGTAGCTGGCCGGGCTTTGGGATAAGGACCCCGGCGTCCTCGAGGTGCTCGAGGAAGGCTTGCATGCCGCGTCCGGTAATCATGATGTAGCTCCGAATCGTAGGGCTGTTTCTGTGAGGGTGCGCACTGCCAATGTGGCCTGCTGTGGGACGACTCCGTTACCGAGGAGCCGCAGTTGCTGTTCGCGGGGAAGTGCTAGGTCCGCGCCGGTGATGTGTCCGTCGGGAAGGCCCATAAGCCACTCGACGAACCGGACGGATAGCTGCGGTTTTCCGCCGGGGCGGCGTGATGCCGTTGACGGGGGCGGTGCTTCGCGCCCGGTCATGGTTTCCCATCGGGCGATTGCCTCCGCGTAGGGTCCGAACGTGGTCAGGTCGGCGCTCGTGGCTATCTCGTGGAGGTTCGGCCCGTAGCCGGCGGATGAGCGCGCCGCGTTGGTGGCCTGCGGCGTCGGCAACAGCGCGCCGGTCACGTGCTGGTCATCGCCGACACCTGGTCTTGCAGGGTGACCGAGTGCCCGCCCGCGCGCCGCTTTGCTGGGTCCTGTGGCCCCCCGCAGGCCCCAAGGTTCGCCGTGGGGGTAGCCAATAACGAACAGGCGGGCGCGTCGGTGGGGAGCTCCGGCGTCGGCAGCGCGTACAACACGCCAGCATGCGTCATACCCGATTGTGGCCAGGTCTCCGACCACACGTCCGGCTGCCCGGACAGTAGGTCGAGCTGGTTCGTTTCCCAGCATTCCCGGTCGGGGTTCCACTGAGCTATTGGACCTCGCACTTAGCGCTCCTTGCACGTTTTCCCACACCACTAGGCGGGGACGGATTGTCTTGATTGCCGCGAACATGGACTCCCATAGGCCCGACCGTGTACCGGGGGCCATGCCCGCCCGCTTTCCGGCGACGCTTAGGTCCTGACAGGGTGACCCACCGCAAATGATGTCAACAGGCTCCGCGTTGGCCCAGTCAATGGCTGTGATGTCCCCGAGGTTGGGTGTATCGGGCCACCGCGTGGCCGCGAGCTTGCACGGGCCGGCCTCGATGTCGCTTGTCCACGCTACCCGCGCGGACGGATCGAGCGCGGTCATGACGCCCATGTCCAGGCCACCATATCCGGTGAACAGGCTGCCGAGCGTTGTCATTGGCTGCCCCCCTCAATGGTGATCATCTGTGCTTGTGTGGCCCAGGCGGCGTCGATTTCGGCTGCCTTAGCGCGCTGTCGGGCGCGGAATTCTTCGGCGCGGGTGACGTGCGGGCGCGCGCCGCGTTCGGCTTGTAGTTTCAGGGTGTCCCACTTTTCGCGGAGCTTGGGCACACCGAGGATGTTGGACCGCCAGAACTCGGACCGGGCCACCCAGTCGATTGCGGCGTGTACCTGGTCGGGCGTGCGTCCGTCGCGGTCGATCATGAGTCGGGCGGCGTCACGCCATTTTTTGGTGATGCGGGGGCGGCGTCCGGTGCGGTCGGCGACGGACTCGGCCATGTGCGCGCAGATTGCCTCGACGTCGGGGCGGCCGGGGGTGTCGTCGGCGATGATGGTCACCTCGAGGGCGCTGTCATCGTCTGTCGCGGTCGGCGTGGGGTCCTGTGCGGGCGCGGGCGAGGCGTCGGGTTCGGCGGTGTCCTGTGCGGCGCGGGCGCGCTGCCGGGCTTTGCGTTCGCGGGCGGCGGCTTTGCGGGCGTCGCTTTTCGCGGTGATGTCCCCCCAGCTGCCGTTCCACCGGACCCACGACGCCACGGTGATTGTGGTCGCGTCGGCGGTGACGAGGCCGTGGGTGGTGAGGGCGTCGAGGCGGGCGGCGGCGTCGGTTAGGCCGAGGCGGCTTGTGGCGACCTCGACGGGGACAGCTCCGTCGGTTTCGGGGTGCAAAGCGCACCACGACAGGAGCCGGATGTACAGGAGCTCGGCGTTGGGTCCGGCGGCGATGACGGCGGGGTCATCGTAGTAGCCGCCTGCGAGGGCGGCGTATCTGCCGGGGCGCTTGAAGGGGGGCATTGCGTGTGCCTTTCGGTCGGGGCGGTGCGTCACTAGCCATATGCTAGCGGCTGGGGGGGGGCGCGTCAACTGCTAGCCGCCCGCGCGCCAGTCGGTGACGCGTGAGCGTCGCCGACGTGATTCTATCCCTCATCCTTTATCTACTCCTTCCTCCTTCATCCTTGCGCGCATGTCCCGCGTGACGTCACGCCCATGTCACACATGCATGTCACGCGTGACGTGAGCGTGACAATGAGGATCGGGCGCGCGCGCACTTTTCGGCGGGGCGGCGCGGTTCGGTTAGGTCGGCTGGTATATTTCCCGGCATATTTGACGCCATTTTCCCAATCGACTGTCACGCGCGATGTCACGCGATTTTGACCCCGGTGTCACGCGCGCTTTTTGCGATGTCACGCGATGTCACACATGCGATCACGCTCATGTCACGCGTGCCGTCACGTGTGACATGGGGCGTGACAGGCGGGCGCGATAGCTGATCGGCGGGGCGTGTTGCAGGTCACGCAATAACCCTTGCATACGCCTATGCATAGGTGTATGCTGGGGTCATCGGAAGGAAAGGCCCCCCGATAGACCGAAAGGACCGAACAATGAACACCGCAACCACGACCGAAGGCATCCGCGACTACCTCGGCGACTTCGCCGCCGACTTCACCGAGGATCAGATCAGCATTATCACCGCCGCCGCTATCGACGTCGAGGAGCGCATCATCGCCAAGTACGGCGACATGACCCTCGAGGAGCGCGGCGTGATGATGCTGACGCCGCTCGAGGCTATCGTCGAGTACGTCAGTGATGAGACGACGCTCGCTAAGTGCGTTGGCGACGACGAGCGCCTGGAGGCCGCCCTGATCGCCGGTGCGCACAGTGGCCGCCTCACGGAGCGCCTCGCCGAGGCCGCCGGGATCGACCTGACCAAGGCGCAGGAGCTCCTCGGGGACCTCGCCTAATCTCACCGAACGGTGGCCCTGCCCGCGTGGGTGGGGCCACCGCCCAACCCACCGTCACCATATGCACACGAAAGGGCCAAAGACCCATGACCGATAACAAAATTATCGAACAGATCAGGCAGCTCCTGCGGATCGCCTCCGACCGGGGCGCGAGCATTAACGAGCGTGAATTGGCGCAGCGCCGCGCCGAGCGCCTCATGGTGCGCCACCGTATCGAGTCCCTGCCCGAGGGCGACGCGCGCGCCCGCGACGAAGACATGACCACCATCACGGTTGAAATCAAGGGGAGCTCCGGGTCAATGGCGCGCGCAATCGTTGACGGCCTCGCCACTCTCTCCCGCGCCCTGAGCTGCTTCTGTTCGTGGCGCACCTACCGAAGTCACATCGTGGCTACCATCGTTGGCACCCGCTCGGACCTCGCATACGTCACAGAGTTCTACAACGCCGCCGTCACGTCCTACCCGTCCATGCTGAAGCACCGGCTACGCTACGAAGACTTCTACAGTGAGTCCGAACGCCGTCGTTTCCGGCGTTCCTACGTGATGGGCTATTTTGAGGGAATCGCCGAACGCATCGAGATAGCCACCCGTGAGGAGACGACATCGACGGGGCAGGAACTTGTGCTAGTGTCCCGATACCAGCGGGCCGAGGCGAAGGCATGCGAGGGGCGCAAAATGCGCATGGCGCGTGAACTCATGATCGACCACGCTGCGACGGTTGGCGGACAGCGCGACGGGTACGCCTCCGGCATTGGCTGGATGGGCGAGCGCCTCGACGGCCCGCGCGTTGGCATCGCCGCGTCCTGAACACTACCCCGAAAGGACCCCCATGAACCGCATTGCACGCCCCCTCGTTGGGCTTCTCATCCTCATTGCCCTCGTCGTCCTATTCGTCATGTCCGGCGGATCGGCGGCCCGCACATCGAGCGCGGCGACGAACACGCCCGCGCCCCCGGTCCTGACCGGGTGGGTAGGTGCGGACAGCCGCCTGCAGTGGTCGCTGTCGTGGACGCCGGAGCCGGGCGGCGGCCTCGTCGATGTCGCCTCCGATTCCGAGGACGTGTACCCGGGCGTGACGTGCCGGACGGACGCCGGGCGTGAGATCACGCTGCAGGGCATGCAGGACGACGTGAATCGCGTGTCCGTCCGCATCCCGGCGGGCGTCGCGCGGTGTGACGCGTACATGGGGGGGCGGCCCGCGTCGCGGACGCGGCGCATGTTCAATAACGTGACTGTCAACGGGCGCGCCGTCGTCGGCGTGATCGACCGAGCCGACCCGCGCGAAGCGTGACTTGCCATGCGGTACACAGTCCATTTTGACGGGGCCGCGTTGGCGCGTTTCAGCAGCGCGCAGCAGGCCCTCATCGCGTGGATCATGGGTCAGCAGGCGGCGCGCGGTCAGGTTTCGACCATCGATGAGATAGCCGAAGACTACGCCGATGACCTAGCCGACCTGGCGGGCCAGGAGGTCGAAACGGTGTGCCGTAGCGGCGAGCCCGGGTGCCCGCCGGACGTATGGTATCGGCCCGTTTAGACAGTGCGCCCCGCCTTCCTGTTGGTCAGGATCGGCGGGGCGCTTGGCGTTTAGTCATCGATTGCTGTCACGGCGACATGTATGCCGGTCGGTTGGCCGTCGGATGCCCACCGTTTGGTCAGGACCCACGTCACGATGCGCGAGTCCTCTAGCAGGATGCCGCCGGGAGCCGCGAGCGCGTCGCCAACGGCGCGGGCCAGCTTGTCGAGGTCCGGCTTGGTTGCCGCGTGGTCAGGGAACCTCGGGCGCTTGGGGCGCGGTAGGTAGAAGTGCGCCTGGACGGCGACGGGGCCGTTATGCTGTGGCGCCCATCCTGCGGCGCGGGCGGCGGCTGCGGCGTCGCGGGCGACGATGGTTCGCCACTCGGCGAGCCGTGGGTTGTCGTGCGCGACGACGGGCCGTCCGCCCCGGTAACCGACGTACTTGTGTGACCCTTCGGGGGCGGGGACTCCCTCCGTGAAGAATCTGACCACCCGGTTCACTGTTCGCCGCCGTCGTCGTTCAGGGCGGTGACACGGGCCTTGATGAGGTCCTGCAGCTCGGGGTGCGCCTGCCACCATGCGCGGAGCTGTTCCTTGTCGGTGCAAGCGGCGATCAGCTCGGGGGTGACGGCGGGCGTCGCCGCGTCGGTGTTCGCCGTGTCGGCGGTTGCGGGGCGTCCGTCTTCGTCGGGGTCGCCGGTGATGCCCCAATCAACCTGGGCGAGCTGGCGCTTCGCGTAGGTCAGGTTCGCGCCGAACGCCTGGGGGTTTGCCGGTCGGTCAACGATGAGCGCGCCGAGGGGCATGGTGTTTCCGTCGGCGTCCACAAGCGACGAGATGAGGATAGGCGGCGTGTCCCCGGTGGGAGCCTGGATCGCCTGTCGGTAGGCGAGTCCGTGCTTTGCGCACGCGGCGCGGATCACGCCGAGCGTGGCCTTCAGGGATGCGAAGCGTGTCCTGAAGTGCGGGTTCGCCGCGTCGAGCGGCGGGTTTTCACAGTCCGCCCAGGCGGCGGCGAAGCGCGCCTCGATGCTGACGGGGGTTCGCGCGGGCGTGGTCTTGCGGGCGGCGGGCTTCTTTTCGGCGGTGGTGTCGGTCATTGTTGTGTCCTTTCGATGTGGTCAGTTTGCCTGGTTCGCGTACCAGGCGGGAGGGGTAATTTGGGTGATCGCGTCGCCGTAGGCGGGCCACGTGTTGAACACCTGGCACATGTTCAGGGTGTCGAGTGCGCGGCGCATGCGCGCGTACCCGGCAGCGAGGAAGAACTCGTCCATGCGGACGACACTGACCAGGTGGGGGGCGTCCACGCCGACAAGGACGTGAACGAAGTCCGCGTCCTCACCGGTGACTGCTTTCCACTGGGTCAGATACCAGGCGGCCTGGACCGCGTAGTCGAGGTTCGCGGCGTCGCGCGCCCATGATGCGGGGCGCGGCTGTCGCGTGGTTTTGAGGTCAACGAGCACGGTACGCCCGTCGGCGTCGCGCGTTGTCCAGTCGATCCGGCCCCGGAGCCATAGGCCGGTTTCGTGGTCCACGCTGTAGATCGACTGCTCGGGCGTGCCCTGTGTGAACAGGGCGGCGGCGGCGGGGTGGTTCATGACCGCCTGGTAGGCGTCCTCTGCGCGCGCGTAGTCGGCGCGACTCATGGGGACCTGGCCGCGCTCACGGGCCGCCGCGATGTCTTCCTTCGCGGCCTTTGTGCGTAGGCTGTCGTGGTCGTGGACGTAGATGTCCAGGCCGGCCCCCAGGACCATGCCGTGGACGGTGTGCCCGAAGTCGAACGCGGCCTTCGGGGGGGCCGGGTTCTCTTTCGACCACTTGTAAAGGGCCGGGCATTCGAGGAGGCGCTTAGCCTCCGTCGATGACACCGACCCGGGGGGGCCAAAACGGCCCGAGTGGTAGTCCAGCTCGGGCACGTCGGGGTAGATGCCTGCCGCGAACGCGGCGGGGTCATTGTCTGTCATGTGGTGGTTCCTTTCGGTCGGAATGTTGCCGGGATAGGCGTCGCCAGTCCCGGCTTAGGCTGATCGCGCCCGCGAGCGCGATCATGGCACCGAGGGGGAGCGCCCAGGACGGGTCCCAACCCCCGGGGTTGGTGGGGCCGCCCGACGCGGCGACGACGAGCAGTCCCACAATGAGGAGGATAGGGGTGAGCGGGTTCATTTGCGTCCCTCCTTGCTGACCAGCGGGTAGGAAATGATGCACGGCACATGGTCGATTGCGCCGTCCTCGGCGAGGATCGCCACGCATCCGTGCGTTTCGAGGTCGTCGCCGTTGACGCAGGTGTATCGGGCGTCATTCATGAGCATGAGGGCGTCAATCGTGTCGTCGCGCTTTAGGGCGTGGAGTTCGACGCCCCACACGCCCTGGAACTCGGCGCTGCGGGCGACACGGACGTCCGCGACCGCGTGCGTTGATCGCTGTACGGCGTCGGTGAAGCGGTCGGCTACCCGTTTGGCGGCTTGGAAGGCGAGAAGATCGGGGTCCATGATTGGTGTCCTTTCGATGGGGTGCCCCCGGCCCTGTGCTGCAGGCCGGGGGCGATGGGGTGTGTCACTCGCTGTCGGCCTCGTAGTCCGCGAGCGCGGCGGCGATAGCCGCGTCAATCGCCGGGTAGGTCGGGCGCTCCTTCCCCGCCCACTTGGAGCCCGCCCACACCTGCGCGGGCCAAAGGCGGCGCGGGAGGACGGCCTCGATGTCCGTCCACTCGCCCGGGTCATCGGACGTGAAGCGAACTTCGTTGAAGACGCGATCCATCGTGACGCGAACCTCGTCGTCAATGACGTCGATGTAGATTGCAAGGAGGTTGTCGTCGTCAATGACGGCCAGCGCGTATGCGCCCTCCGTGTCAATGCGCCGGTAGTCGTCGGCTGGCAGCTCGTTGGGCTTGATCCAGTTGAGCTGATCGGCGGAGGTGATGATCGGGTTCATGGTTTCGGTCCTTTCGGTCTTCGGGCGGGCGTTTCCCTCCCGATGACACCAGCATACACCTATGCGTAGGCGTATGCATGGCTGTTGGTGTGATGTGCATACATAACGTGAAAGGGGGCCTCGCCGACCGAAAAGGCGAGGCCCCCATGCCCCGACGTAGCGGGGCGGTGATGCACGGCTACAGTATATACACGGCGAACGCGGGCGTGCAAGTCGAAACTAACCGACCGGCAAAACGCCGCGCCCGCGCGTTAAATGAGGAAGTCGAGCGGCGCGTCGATTCCGCGCCGGAACCGCTCATGAATCAGGGGAATATACCGCTCGTCGAGCTCGCACCCGACCGCGTTCACGCCCTCCATTGCGGCGGCCTGTAGGGTCGTCCCCGACCCGGCGAACGGCTCGAGGATCGTCGCGCCCGGCCTCACCACAAGCCGGATCAGGTACCGCATGAGGTCGAGGGGTTTCACGGTCACGTGTTGTATCCCCCCACCTTCGGGCGTTCGTGCGTCGGGGCCTTGGGCTGGTACTTGAAGACGGGCCAGCCGTGATCGGGCGCGCCCTGATCGACTGCCGCCGCGAGCGCGTCTTCGCTGACCATGAGGTTAGGCGGGTAGGACCCGCCGACGGCGTCCATTGCTGACCGGATGTTCATTGCCCCGGTCCCGTAGGCGCGCGCGTTGTCGATCAGGCGGCCTTCGATGGGGCGTCGCGCGACGACGATAGGCTCCCACGCTGGTTTTAGCCCGACGCCCCACCCAGCCCACGCTTTGGCTTCGTCGGTGACCGGCTCGCCAGCGCCATAGACTTTGTGTGAGGACATGCGTGTCGCTGTGGCCTTGTCTGCCCATTCGCGGATGTCGCGGCCTTCGCGTTGGTCGAGAACTCCTGCCGATCGGTCAAACATGGCGGACAGATCGACCGCCGACGCCTTGCCGTCGGCGCGGAGCCACGCCATTGTGTCCCTGATTTCGAAGCCGGCGTCTTCGATTCCGGCGGCGAGCCTGTGATAGGTGCGCGGCGCGGAAAATGCCAGTAGGTACCCGCCCGGCTTGACGATTCGGAGGGCTTCGACCGCCCACGATTCGCACCACGATTGGAACCCGCGCGGCGTCGCCGTGTCCCATTTTTCGCCCTTGAAGGCGATCCCATACGGCGGGTCGGTAATGATTGCGTCGAAGTGATCGGCGGGCATTTCCCGCATGATGTCGCGGCAGTCGCCGTTATGGAGGGTGACCCCCTCATAGATTGTTTGTCCGGTCATGGTTGCTCGCTTCGGTTGGTGGCATTGCATCCCGATAGTAGGGCCATGCATCACGGTATGCAAGTCTTCCATATGTGGCGACAGTCTCACATATCCCTAGTTGCATAGCGCTATTCACTAGGTGTATGCTGGGGGCATCCCCTGAAGGACAGGGGACAGACCGAAAGGACCGAAACCGTGAACACTGAGACCGTTATCAAGATGGTTGGCGACTTCTTTGACCTCGTCGCCGAGGACTTCACCCCCAAGCAGCTCGCCGTCATCACCGACGCCGCTACCGAAATTGAGGAGCGCCTCGCTAAGCACGGCAAGATGACGACGTTCGAGAAGAACGTCATGCTGTACGGCCCTATGGCCGCCGCCGTCGATTACGCGTGCGGATGCGCGCCCCTGGCCGAGTTCACCAACGATGACGCCCGCCTGGAGGGCGCAATGATCGCGGGCATCTACGCGGGCAAGACGACGGCCCAGCTCGCCGAGGAGGCCGGCGTCACGCTTTCCAAGGCGTCGAACATCCTCGGCAGCCTTGACTTCTGACCTATCCAAGCCCCACCCCATCACGAAAGAAGACCGACAATGACCGAAAACACCGAACCCCGCGACCTCGACGACAACATGAGGACCGCCCTGTTTGCATCCCTGATCGGTAAGGCCGTCCAGGCCGTTACCGTCACGGTCCCCGCCGACGCACTGACCGGCGACTACCTCGCCCACCTCGTCGCCGACATGGAGCCCGCCGAGTACGATGCGTTCGCCGCGACCCTTGACGAGCAGGTAATCACGAACGGCGAGCCACGAGCCGCCGCGATCACCGACCCGCGCGAGGACGCCACACCGCACTGGCGGGCCGCCCTCTACATGATCGACCGCGACGGGGACGCCGTCACCGTGAAGCTGATGGTTTTCACCTGCCCATGCTAAGCGCGTAGACCAAGGCCCCCACCTGGACGGTCCAGGTGGGGGCCTTGTGGCGAACCAACGAGAAGTACGCGATCAGTGTACCACGTGCGCCGTGAGGGTGTCGCGCTGTGCCTGTATATCCTCGCGCTGTGCTTGGATGTCCTCACGCATACGCCCCAGCTCCTCGCGGATGAGTCGCACCTCATTGACGCGCTCGCTGCGCTCAATCTCGGCGCGCGCATCGGCGCGGTTCTGTGCGGATTGAATCGCCGCCAGGCCCTCACGCATCTGCGCGGCTAGCGCGTCGAGGTCGTCGCGCAGGTTCGACCCGTGGTGATTCGTCACCTGCTCACGGGCGGCCTCGGCGGTAGCGTGGACGTCATCGAGCCGCTGTTTCAGGCGCTCCTGGAGCGCCCGCAGCTGAATCGCAATCGTCCCACAAATGGCGACAATCACACTGATGAGAGCTGCCACTACCTCCGGGGCCGTGATGACCGCGACGACTGGGTGAGTCGCTCCCGTCACTGATCTCCGCCCCCGATGGGGTTAGACGGCGTGGTCAGCTCCTCCCACCAATCAATGAGACCGGTGGGCTTTAGGGCGGTGTAGACGAGCTGACCGGCGGCGATCACGCCAGCCGCCTCCGTCAGGACGACGCGCCCGGCGTCAGGGAATCGGGTGACCCCCCACGCGATGAGCGTCAGGACGACGGACGCGGCGATGAAAACCAGGCGCTTGGTCTGTGCCGCCCAGTGGGAGCGGGTGACCGTTGCGGTCAGGAAGGGGACGAGCGCGCCAATCAGGGCGGCGGTGGTGAGCGGTGCCATAGGTCAGAAACCTCCGTTGTTCAGGGCGGCCTGCATGGCCGCGACAGTGAGTGAGGGATCAGACAGGACGCCGTCACCCTCGATTCCGTACCGCGCGGAAAGCGCGTTAATGGTGATGGGTCCCATGATCCCATCATCGGGGCAGCCGAGGCGCGCCTGCATGGCGGCGATCACGGCGGACCCGTCGGGATCAGTCTCCCACTCCCACCCGTCAGTGCAGGCGGGCATGATCGATCGGTTTTCGACCTCCTGGGAGGACACCACGCCATCGATGGGCGTACCGAGCACTTCCTGAAGCGCCGACGTCGTGCGGGGACCCCAGTAGCCGTCCTCGGTGATGCCGCCGACGGTGCTTGCCGACTGGTCATAGGCCGGGCGGATGACAGCCGCGACGCTATCCCAGTCGCGGGTGCGGCGGTACACGCCGCCGCCGTTGCCCTGAGAACCGCCGCTGCCAGGCGACGTGTTGAATTCGATGGTCTGCAGGTAGGACCCGGCGTTGATTTCAACGAAGCCGATGTGATCGGCTTCGCCGTCGTCGTCCCAATCGAAGCACACGAGGTCACCCGCCTGTGCGTTGTGGATGGGAACGAGGCGGCCCGCAGCGCGGGCGGCGTTGATACCGGCGGGGACATAGGCGAACGCGCCGCCGGGCGGTTCCATGCCGACCTGGGCGAGCGCCCAGGACACGCCCATCGCACAGAACGGGACGCCGGTCGCGCCGAAATATGCGCCGTGTCCTTCGGCGTACCAACGTCCGTACTTGGTGCCCGTCTCCGGGTCGTTCCATCGACTGTAGCCGATTTCACCTGCGGCTACGCGGAGTGCGTCATACGCCTTAGCCGTCATACTTCACCTCCCGGATGGGTGCCACGTCGTCGGGCGACGCGTTGCCGGTGTCCTTGATGTCTTCCACGCTGTAAGGCATATGCCTTCCTTTCTCTATCAGGCGGTCACATTCTACCGCGCTTCGCGGTTACGGGACGGACGACATGAAACCGGTCGTACCGCGCCCGGCGCGCCCATCCTCCCCGCCTTATAGCCACTCGTTGGGGGGCGTTACATAACCCACGTTCGGCGTGCCCTCGAGGAGGGATGTCAGTTCGAGCACGTCGCCGTCATTCAGGGTGACGGTGCTGGAGGCCAGCATTTGGGTTGACGTGTACACAGTAAGACGGTAGGTGCCCGGCAGGACATCGACGTCAACGGGCGATGTCTGATCGACGACGATGTCACCGGGGATGATGATAGCGCCGTTACCGGCGTTCCTGGGCGCGGGAACGGGCGCTGCGTTGATGGTTACGCGGACGGGGGTTTGGTTCGGCGTGACCACCGAGCCCCTGATCTTTGCTGTCATGGTTCCTTCCAATTCGGTAGATTTTGGATGCTTACAGTGCAGGGCACGGGAACGCCATGACTGATAGCTTCGACCAGTCGTCGGCGGACACGGTGACCTTCGTCCCGTTCGGTCCGGCCCCGAGGAGCCACATCGAACAGTCGGGGACAGTGTTCGCGGGGATCACGCCGAGGCAATGCGCCGACGTGGAATCATCCCACGATCCGAGGCGCGAACGGCCCTTGATGCCGTTCATCCAGACCTCCAGGTCAACATACTGCTGGGCGGTTGCGTTGACGCCCCACAGGGACCCGATAGCGAACGCAACGCGCTGGTAAGGGCGCGCTTCGATACGGGCGTCACATAGCTTGCGGTAGTTGCCCGCGCTAAGTTCGACAACGCCGCTGACCGTGCTGTTAGCGGTTGCGAAGTCAACCGTCATCGACGGGTGTAGCACGGGGAGGCCGCCCGCGGTTTCCCCCGTGCTAGACAGCAGGAGGTTATGAACAAGGAAGTACATCGGATTGCCCGCAGTGGGGCCATTTCCGGCGGCCTTCGCCGCCTTGACGATGTTACGCGCCTCATCCGTCGTGGCGACGGCGCGAACGAGGCCGGAGGTGCTGACCATCTTGTCAATAGACTCGATGATGCGGTCCCCCGCGTCGGGGATGATCGGCCCCTTTGGGTGCTGGTGCGCCATGCGCGCTCCTTTCTAGATGGGAATCACAATCGCGGAAATATCGCGATGTGACCACTTGGTAAACCCTGTTGATCCGTCCGTTCCGAACCATAGGCTGGTCTTGATCGACCACGTGCCGCTCGTGGGGAGGTCCTTCAGCATGGTCAGCATTGTTAGCTGACCGGAGTCCCACCCATTGTACGAGTATTGGTTCGGCGTTTCATACAGACGCGAGCCGTTGACCTGAATGTCTCCCCACCGGTAAGCGGGCGACTGGACGCCCATATCGTAGGACGACACGACGAGGATCATCGCGCGGCCCGACGACGACGCGGGCACGGTGAAGTTCGTCACCGAATAGCCCGATGAGCTGGGCGGATATGTGCCCGCCCACGCGTAACCGGACGCACCGAAAATGATCGACGCGAGCGACAGGAGCGCGTCAGACGTCGGCGACTTGATCGCCATACCGTATGGCTGCGCCGGGTCGAGCACAACGTAGGGCTTCCCGCCCCTGCTGACAATCAGCTTGTCAGGGCCGAGCGTGACAGCGTTCGACCCAGACCCGGCAACGATGGTCTTACCGGTGATCCTGTCGGCGATCAGGTCACCGCCAATCTTGGCCGTCCCGGCTACCAGCTGGTCAGTGGTGACCTTCAGGAACTTACCGGTTGCGGCGGCGACCGATTGGGCGTTGATCTTGGTCGCGTCCACGGACCCGGCGGCGATCTTCGGCGCGGTGATCGCGCCGTCCCTGATGTCAACCGCCCCGGCGGCCTTGTGGACGTCCACGTGACCGACGTACATCGGCGCGCCGACGGGCGAGCCCGTGGACGCCAGGCACACCGGTTCGACACTCATCCTGACCGCACGGTCGGGAACGGTCACCTGGCCGTCACCGCCGACCGTGAACCACCTGCTGACCGGGTGGTTACTGATCGGCACTGTGGACCCGCATACAGTGGCCGCGACGCGCGTTCCATCCTCCGCATAGAAAGCGACGCGGACCCCAAACCCGCCGCCGCCGAGGTGACTCATCGGCGCGGCAGCGTACCATGCGGCGGACGCGACAACGGCGTCACCAGGCTTGCACGGGACCCGGTTCTCGGGCGACAGGACCGGCCCGACGACGGTCGGGTCAGGAACGCCCTTCGGGCGTGGCACGACCATAGCGGCGCGCGCGTGACCGAGGTACTGGGTCGGCGGCGACGTGAATTGCCCGGGCGCGGCGAGCGTCCACACGCCATTTTCCGCGTGGTCGAAGTACGGGTCAGGCATAAGGTTGTCAGACATGACCGTGATCGCTGTCGCGGCGACCTTCCCAAGGAACGCGCGATCCGCAACGAGCGTGTCAATAACGGCACTGTTGAACTTCGCACCGCCCGCTACGGTCAGCTTATCGACCGCCAGGTCAGAGATTTTCGCGTTGGTAACCGACGCGTCGGCGATCTGTGCCGTGCCGACGGCCAGGTCCCCGATTTGCGCGCGTCCGATAGCCTTCGCGCCGATGTAGTCCGCGCCGACGCCGACACGCGTCCACGTGCCCGATGTGAGGACCCACCGGCGGACCATCGTCGCGCCGTCGCGGACCTCCCACAACGCGCCCTCCGGCTTACCGGCGGCGTCGGCGGGCGCGGGGTCACGTGTGGCGACGGTGATCGCGCCGTTCGGCGTGGCCTGTCCGCCCCCCGATTGGGCGAGCGCGTCGGCGGCGTCCTGCGCGGCCTTCTCCGCCTTCGCGAGCGCGTCGCGCGCGTTGGTCGCGGCGGCGTCGGCGGCGTCCTGTGCGGCCTTCACGCCGTCCTGTGCGGCCTTCACCGCACGGTCAACTTCCGCCTTCGACGCGGCCAGGTCGGCGCGCGCTTCGGCGAGCTGCGAGTCAAGCATCCCCACGCGCTTATGCGCGTCCATGATCTGACGCCCGGTTTCACCGACCGGTAGGACAGTGGCCCCGGCGGGCGTCGCACCGGCGGGAGCACTGACCGACGCGACGCGGCCCGTCGAATCACGCGGGAGCGTCACGCGCGCCCCGACGTAGGTCAAACCGGCGTCTGCGCGCGCGACCACGTGCGACCCGTCGGCACCGTCGATAGCGACAGAGACGAGCCCCTGACCGGCGTCAACAACGCTCGTTACCCACCCGGTCAGGGTGGTGTCAGGCGCGGCGAGCTGATCGGCGACCGCCGCCTCGTCGGGCACCAGGTCAAGGAAGGGGGAGAGACTCATATCCATGATTCCTCCATCATATCAACCCGCATCACATGCCCGGGATCATCGAGCGTGATCGACATCGCCTGCACGCGCCCCCTGACGCGTTCGACCGTCCCGTCCTCATGGTCGATCACGACGAGGATCAGGTCACCGACCTCGAGTCGCGGGTCGGCGGCGATCTGTACCGACCGCGCGCCGGACGCCGCGAGCGCCTTACGCATGTAAGACGTCGCGGCCTTTTCCACGGCGTCCGCGCTGGTCGCCGCGTTGAACTCCTTCCGCTCGGTCACGATCCCGTAGCGTTCGGGCGCGTAGATGCCCGTGAAGTTCTCACGGACCGCCGTCCATTTCGTCGACGAATCGCCCTGCGCGGACCCCTGCACGATCCACCGGTTAGGCGTGCGCTCACGCGCGGCCCGGACAGCGCCGACCAGGAGGTCAGTACCCGTGTAGACCTCCACGGGGTCCCCCCCGTAGTTCAGTGCCCACACGTGCAGGCATCCGTCCGGCTTGACCCCGTACATTAGCCCGTAGGTCCCACATAGCTCCTGTAGATTTTCGGCCTTCTTGACACCCCACTGAAAGCTCGTACTAATCGACCGGTCAGGCACCTCGAGCACGACTGGAATCGTCTGACCGAACGCAACGCTTGACGTAATGATGCGCTGCACCTCACTACCCAACGTCGCACCGGCGGGCGGCGACGACGGCCAGACCGCCTGGTCATCGACGATGGTCTGCACGAGGTCCATCGCCGTAACCTCCATGCCCCCCGCACGTTCCTCCCAATCGGTCAGAACAAACCACCCGTAGGGGATGCGCACCGTTTCCCCGCCTGTTTCAACGAGCGCCGTCACGTGCAAACGCTGCCCGTAGTTGTTGAGCGTGTCACCGGGGGCCGTGGGCACCATGCCGGGATCAACCCGCATGGTCAATTTCGACGGGACCACGCGCTTCAACGTGGACTCGACCTTCACGTCCCACGCGGGGATGTCGGACGCGATACACACCCCGCCGTGATACACGTCAACACGGACGCCGACGGCGACAGGCCCGGCCAGGGCCGCGAGACTAGGCCCGGCCCTCATGAGGGCATCCCCGCAATCAGGCGGGCGAGGGTTTCCTCGCTTTGATCGGCCTTGTTTCCCGTCCGGTCAGACCACGCCTGCCAGTCGCCCCACGTGACGACGGCGACCGCGCCGCCCCCGATGCGTTCCACGTCGAGCGGCCCGGCCTCCGTCCACTGAACGGTCAGGGTGATCGTGCCGTCCGCGCCGAGGCGCTCGCGGTTCACGCTGGTCACGGTGACCATGCGCGCGGGGACGCCGGGCGTCGCGTCGCCGGGCGCGATGATGATATGTCCGCGCGCCCTGAGTACGCGCCACGCGTCGGCTTCGGCGGATGCGGGGAGCACGCAGTGCGTCTTGCCGGTGTGGAGCGGGGTGCGCATGGACCACCTGGTTAGGCGGTCATCGATGATCGACGCGTCGGACTTCCACGACATGGGGTCCTGATTGTTCCATGCGGTCAGTCCATCGACGGGGCGTCCGTCGGTGCCCGTGAGGAGCATTCCGCCGCCGGGGATGGTCCGGCGCGTGAGCGTGACTGTTTCCCTTCCCACCTGGTAGGTGGTGGGGACGCCGGGGGCCGCGAGCGCGTCAGAGAAGACGCCCGCCTGTTCGCCGGGCCATAGGACGCGCGCGCCGGTGGTGACCCGGACACCGGCGTCCACACTGAAGGACGGGAGGCCGGTGTGTGTGGCGATCCACTTTCGGTTTGCCATGTTGTGCCTTTCGTTACACGCGGCGGAGGGTGCGGACGGTCTCACCTTCCAGGTAGGAGGTGAACTCACGTTCACCGACGCGGAGCGTCAGGGTTTCGGGGAGGCCGCCGTTCCCTGACCATCCGGTCGGCGCGGTCGGTGCGCCCATGTTCGGGGCGAGGGATGCGGTGAATCGCCCGAGGCTGTCGCGCGCCGCCGCGTATTGGCTTTCCATGCCGGTTACGAAGCCGCCGATGACGAGGCGTCCGGCGTCCTTCAGGATCACGCGGTCAAGGTCTTCGGGTCCCTTCCATGATGGGAGCATGGACGTGAGGTTCCCGAGGGTTGATTGGACCCTACTGAAGGCGCTCGTGATGCCGTTGATAAAGCCGTCGATGATCGACCGACCGGCAGAGATTAGCCAGCTGCCCGCGTTTGAGAACACGCTCAGGATGCGGGACGGTAGCTGCTGCACGTAGGACACGGCGCTAGACACGCCGGAGCTGATCGCGCTCGTGATCCCTGACCACGCGGAAGACACGAGCGACGTCAAGGACGACCACGCGGCGGAGAACAGTCCGGACACCATTTGAAGCCAGGCGCTTAGGATGCCGCTGATCGCGGACACCACGCCGGAAATGATGCCCTGAATCGCTGTCCATACGCCGGAAAACATGGTCTGGATGCCCGTCCACACGCCCGACCAGTCGCCCGAAATTAGGGCACCGACCGTCTGAATCAGGCCCTGGATGAACGTGAGCGCGCCGGAAATCACGGTCATGATCGCCGAAAACACCGCGCTCACGGTCGAGCCGAGCGTCTGGAACACGGGTATCAGGATCGTCCCAAGCTGTTCAATGATCGGCGCTAGGAACGCGCCGAGTTGGACGAACGTTTCACCGAGCTGCGACAGGACAGGCATGAGGGCGTCAACGCACTGACTGACCAGTTGGACGAGCACCTCGACGACCGCCGCGACGATGGGCGTTAGTGCCGTGATGACCGGGGCCAGGCCGTCGCCAATCTGACCGAGGAGCGGTCCAATTGCCTCGACTAGCTGCATGAACACGCCGCCGAGCGGCTCTAGGGCGGGGAGGATAGCGGCCCCCATGCCCATGAGGGCGTCACGCAGCGCCTCGGAGTTCTGTAGGACACCGACGAACGCGCCGACCGCGAGCCCTATAGGGCCGGTCAGTCCGGCGAAACCACCGCCGATGAGGGGCAGCTGCGACAGGAGCGGGCCAAGCACCCCTGAAAGCCCGCCGACGATGGGCGCAATGCCACCGAGCATGCCGGTAAAGCTGTCAAGTCCACCGCCGTTGACCATGCTGTCGATCCCGGCGGCGACCGTCTCAAATACCGGCGTGAGGTTGTCGGCGAGGCTGCTGAGCGCGTCGGTCAGTGGCCCCTTCAGTGGTTCGATGATTTTCACGAGCCCGCCGGTGATCGCGGCTTCAAGGTTGCCCCACGCGCCTTCGAAGGTCGCCGTCGATGTGGCCGCCTCCGCCGCGACGTCGGTTAGGCCGAGGCTCATAATCGCGGCGTTGAACTCATCCGCCGAAATCTGACCGTCTGACATGGCCTTGGCGAAGTCGCCCGTGTACGCGCCCGCGTCGAGTAGGGCCTGCTTGATCGGCCCCGCCGCGCCGGGGATCGCGTCGGATAGCTGACGCCAGTTTTCGGCGGTCAGCTTACCCGCGCCCGCCGTTTGGGTCATGACCATTGCGACAGACTTGAAGGTCTCCTTGTTGCCGCCCGCGACGGCGTTCAGGTTACCCGCCGCGCGGGCAAGGTCGGCATAACCCTCGACGCCGTTCGACGCCAGCTGCGCCGTGACCGACTGAATGTCGGACAGGTCGTAGACAGTGCGGTCAGCATATTCCTGGACCGACGCGGTTAATTCTTCAATGGTGGATGAGTCAAGGCCCGCGAAGTTTAGCGTTGACTTGAACTTGTCAGTTGCGTCGGACGCGGCCAGGGCCTCACCTGTGTAGGACGCGATGAACGCGCCCGCCGCCGCGAGGCCCGTGGCCGCGAGCGTGCCGACGGCCTTGAACGCGCCGCCCATGCTGGCCGTGATCGACGAGCCCCACGAAGACGATGACTTCGTGACCTGCTGGTCAACGGCCCCGAACTCTTGGGCGATGCTTTGCCCCATCCCCTTGAAGGACGGGACGACGTTGATCCATGCGGTGCCGATGTCCATTCCGCCAGCCATTTGGGGTGTTCCTTTCGTCTGATCGGTCAGGATTCGCGGATAGCCGCGAGCGCGGCTTCGAGTTCGTCAATGGGTAGCGCCACATAGGCGTCCGCCCCGTTGTTATCCCACGGGCGCGGGAACGGCGCGGGGACGCGCTGGTTTCGTTGCCCGTCGCGCGTCTTCGACCATTGGAGCCACCGTAGGGCGTCCGATGCCAGGACGCCCCATTGATTGGTCAGGAGCGACCACTCCCAGGCGGGGTCGATCTTGCGACGCGTCCACGATTCGGGCTGCGCGATCATCGCGGCGGCGAGTGATGCGGCGCGCATTGGGGGGAGCTGCCGCCAATCTTCCACCTGGTAGAACCGGAGGAAGTCGGCGGACAGCTCATCGGGGGCTTTTTGCTCCGCCCCCAGGAGCGTCAGGAGTTTGGGGCGACAGCCTTGACGACCTTCAGGAGGAAGGCGGTCATGTCCTTGACGTTGACGCGCCCGTCGCCGTCGCGGAGGTGATCCTTGACCGCCTGGTAGGCGTCACCGTGGAACACCATACGGAAGGGGCGCACGATGTGCGCCGGTTCGCCGTCGGCGACGTCGGCAAGTGCCTCGAGGAACTCGTAGTCCTCGAACACGGCGGGATCGACGTCGATTGTCAGGCCGTCAATGTCAACGGTCTTGGTGGTCAGCTTTGCCATGTCACGCCGCCTTCTTGATGTACTCGTAGACGGTGTTCCCCTGACTGTCGGGGAAACACGTCACGGTCGTTTCGTAGCCGACGGCGGTACCGTCCACATACGTAACGTCGCCGACCTCGGTCACCTGACCAGCCGGTACAACGATGCGCTTGACGGCGTTACCCGTCATAAGCATGTCAATAACGAACGCGCGGCGCGGCAGCTCCGTATTGTTGTGCTTGACAGTGATCCCCGTCGCCAGGTCGCCGCTCACGTTGTCCTGTCCGTAGACCTCCTTCAGGACATCGACGTCGAGCGCCTGCACGAGGGTAAACTTGAACGTTTCCGTTCGGGACGTCCGAACGGTCAGGATCGTGTCACCGCCCCACGCCTTGATGTTCTCCACATCGGTATCAATACCGTTGGTCAGGCCGTCTTCGGACACATAGCCGAGCTTGACGAACCCGGCGGCGAGGTTGGTCGTCGCGTCGGTGGGGAGGGTGGTCTTGGTCGTGCCGGAACTGATCGCACCCGCCGCTACGGGCTTAGCGACGGACGCCAGGCTCGAATCGTTGTTAGCCATTTACGCATGTCCTTTCATGGGTGTATTGACATCATGAACGATGCCGTGACAGTGAGCTGGTAGCGCGCCTGCCTACTGTCGGGGTCAGGGAAATTATACATGCTGGTCACCTGCAGGGCAGCCATGTCGGCGACGCGCGCGGGCGCGCCGATCAGTGTGTCCCGCACGTCGCTTGCCAGCTGGTAGGCGTCGGCGTGCTTGTCGGCCCATGCCTGCACGGCGTACACGCCGTGGTCGATCAGGTGGTCAGTGCGCCCGCCGGTTCGTTCGATGGTCACGAGCGCGCCGCCCGTGTAGTTTCGGGGCACGGTCGCGTGGACGGGTACGGACCCGCCGCGTAGGTTGGCGCGTAGGTAGTCGATGAGCTGCTTCATTAGCCTTACACCGCCTTTAGGAGCGTGTTGTCGCGCGCGTTGCGGCGGCGCGCTTTGAAGGTGGTTGCGTAGACGGCCCCGTGTGGGCGGTCCGTCTGAATGACGGAGCCCTCAAAGCCGTCGCCCGCCCGGGCCGCGATAGCGTGAACGCGCTCCTCGATGAGCGGGCGGGTCATGTCGCCTACCTTACGGTAGTCGATTTTGACTCGCGCATTTGCCATGTGGTCATCCTTCCGTTCGTTCGACGGTGACGGGGAGGTCCCATGCGCCGGGCGTTAGGGAGGCGGTGTACCGTTGCGGATCGCCTATCACGCGGTAGGTGACGCCGCGAACGATGACGCGACAGCCCCGGAGGTTTCCCTCATGGGCCTTAGGGAAGTGGAGCGTGAGGGCGTCGCGGTCGCCGTCGCGGCGAAGGCTCCCGTTCAGGTCATCCGTTGACGCGGGGGCAACGAGGACGTTCCCGACGGGGACGCCTGGCTGCCATTCGGTCAGTGGGTCACCGAACGCATCGAGGCCGGCCTCCGCCGGGCGGATCAGGGTCACGGTTTCGCCGCGTATCATGATCGACCTGCCAGGAGGTCAACGTTGAACGCGCGCGACGTCGGGAGCCCAAGGCGGCGGCGATGGACGCGCGTGAAGCTCATTGACCCGGTGGGTGTCTTGTAGGACGCCGATTGCGTGTAGGGACCAGCCGTCTGGCTGACCTGTGTTGCCCCGAAGGGTGCGTCCCCGGCGGCGCTACGTTGCATATAGGCCACCATGTCGCACACGACGTCGGCGGCTGTGTCGGCCTGGACCTTACCGGCTTGTATAAGCACGTTGATGTCAAAGCCTTCGCGCGCGAACTCATCGCGGACGATGCGCGATGCGCGGGCGAGATGCGCATCTGTGGCCGCCGTTTCGGCGGCGTCTAGCGGGCCGTACCGGTCCGTGTAGTCTCGCGCGGTCGCGAGGGTGAACCCCGGCATTGCGCCTCCTTTCCTACCATGCGGTAAGGGGGGCGACCGCCAGCGCTAATGGCCGGAGCCGCCCCCCTGTTCACGTGGTCACTTTTCGGCGATCACCGCGAAACGATCCACGAACGCGTACCATCCGTAGACAATTTCGAGACGGAGGGCAATCTGATTCTTTCGCTTCAGATCGCCCTGGCCGTCAGGGTCGCCGTAGGTAATGAGTTCGACGGGGAGCTCCTTCTGGATGCCCCATCGGATGCCGCCGGTGAAATCACCGACGATTGCCCTAACCTTCGTGTCGGCGGCCTCGGGGAGGCCGGACACGGTGGAGCCGACGGCGACGGGGACCCCCATGAAGGAGGACACGTCCGCGCCGAGGCCGAGCTGCGGGTAACGCGGCGTGGACGTAACGCCCGCACCGTCCTTGACCATGAGGTTGGCGAGCGCCCACGTGAACTTCGGGTCAAGGGCCGCGCCGGTCACCTGAACGCCGGTGTCAAGATCATTGATGATGAGACCGGCGGCGGCGCGGAAGTCCGCGTCGGGATCGGAGCCACCCTTGCCGAGTTCAACGCGCTTGGTCGTCGCGTTGATGTAATTCGTCCAGGTGGTAATCGCCTGGCCGTTCAGGGGGTTGATGCGGTGGAACACGCCCAGGTCAAGGGCGCGGGACAGGGCGTCGGCACCGGCGGAGGCGAGGGTGCGGAGCACGCCGAGCTGATGCTCGTCGTCCGCCCACTGAACCTCCTGCGAAAAACGCATAGTGACCTGCGCCTTATGCGGCGCGGCGGTGACGGAGCCGAAGGAGCCCGAGGTCGATTCCTTGTCGCCGTTCTCCTCCACGAACTGAGCGCGGGGGAGATCGTTGAACGTGATGATGTCCGTCTTGCCGAAACGCATAGGCTCCTGCGCGGACAGCTTGGCAATCGTGGACGTGGACAGGGTCTTCTTGACCATGCCGTCCGCGATTTCGCGGGGCATGAGCGGTGCGGCCTGGCCGGTACCGAAAACAGCCATGTTCGTTATTCCTTTCAGTGGGTCAGTTTCCGAACAGCGCCCTCACGAACGCCTGTTCGGTTGTCTGGTTGGTCTCGGGGACGGCCCCGAGGGTGGGGATGACGGGGGTCGCCGACCGGGCGGTCAGGAACTCCGCGAGCGCCTTTCCGTGCGCGGTCATTTCCTCACGGGTCGATCCGCGAAGGAGGTCGGCGGGGACGCCGGTTTCCTTCGCCACCTCACGGACGAGTGCCGCGTGCGCGGCCTCACGTTCGAAGCCTTCGACCTTGGCATTTGCTGCCGCGAGGTCAGTTTCGAGGGTGCCGATCTTGGCCGCGAGGTCATCGTAGTCCGCGTACTTGCGGCGCTCACGTTCGACGCGCTTCGTAATGATCGCGTCGAGGGCCTCCTGGCTGGTGATCGGGTTGAACGCGTGGTCAGGCGCGGGGGTCTGTTCCTGCGTCGTGTCCTTGGTGTCGCCCGCGTCGGGCGCGGGGGTCACGTCGGTGTTGGTTTCGTCACCCATGATGTGCCTTCCGTTTATGGGGGCCGTCGCCCCGTTTTCCAGCTGAACCCCAGCTGTCAGGTGGTTTGCGGACGGCGTGAAAGACCGTCCGCGTATGCGCCGGGCGTCGCGCGCCTGGCGTATCGCATGAGCACGTTCAGATCAGACGGGTTTTCCCCGCCCATGATCGCCGCGCTTCGTGCCTCATTGTACAACGTTTCCAGGCGGTCAGGGTGATAACCGTCAATCTTTGGGTCTGTGTCCCCGAACGCGGGCACGATCTCGCAATCGCAGTCGTGGTGAAAGCGGTTGCCCATGCCGCCCGCCGTCTTTTTCGACGCGTACACCCACCCGCGCGAGGCGAGCATCGTGCAAAACGCGCATGTTTTCGCGCCGCGCGGGACGCGCGCCCACCTCGGGTTAGCCGGATCGCGGCGGACGTTGCGGAGCACGGTGTCCCGGCCCGCGTCCTTGACCCACATTTGGAGCCCGCCCATGAGGTCGGACAGCATTTTTTCCTGCTGGTCAGACCACAGGTGCCCGGCGGATGCCCGGACGCTCGCTTCGACCTGAGCGGGGAGCGCCGACGGGGCCGGGGTGGCCCGGTACTCCGACCGGACGCCCGCCGCGTCGCGCTCGCTTTCGTACCATTCGGTAGCCGCGAGCGCGGCGACGTCGCCATATTGGGCGGCGAGGCGTGGAACGAAGTCGGCGAGCGCGTCACGGCACGCGGCGGGGTCGTCGAACGGCAACGTATCCCAAAATGCGGTCAGGTCGGCGCGGGCCGCCTCGACCGCTCGGTCAACGGCCTTGGAGTATCGGGTGATGGATCGGCGGGTGACCATCACGCCTCCCGCGTCGCGGCGAGCTTATCCAGGCGGTCAAGGATCGACGTCGCGCCGGTCCGACGCGTTTCGGCTTGCATCTGGTCGATCTCTTGCTGGGTGAACCCGGCGCGGCGCATGCCGACCGTCGTCGTTGCGACGTCAGGCATGGCTTGGGCAATCTTGACGATGAAGTCAGACGATGCCTGCGGGGACACGTAGCGCGCGGGCGTCCAATTCACCGCGAGTTTCCAGGACTCGTCGGGCGCGGTGACCGAGTGGTCACGAACCATGACAACATCCTCGATGATGCGGCGGAGCGCGGGCGTGAACACGCGCCACTGGTACTCCGCTTCGTCCGATAGGGCGTATTCGGCGGCCTGCATAGCCTCGGCGGACGCGGGGTTGTCCGCGAAGATACCGACGGACGACGTGGGCATGTTCGTAGCCGAGCACAGATTTTGGGCGAGCTGCCGGTACATCGATAGATGCGGGTCCATCGACAGTTGCGAAAACTGACCGACGGAGGGAATGTCGCCGTTTTCGTTCGGCGACAGGGCGAGGATGCGCCCGGTAATCGCCGACCACCGGTCAACGCCCGCGAAGGCGTCCTCATCCGCGCCGAGCACGTACCGCTGCGGGGATGAGAAGAACTCGGCGGACGCTTCTGTGCGGACCATCGTCCTAATTGCACAGTCGGTCAGGTACCGCACCTCGCGGCTAATGCGGGAGCGCCCGAAGGGTCGGCTGATCTGCGGATCGTAGGTCAGCATTTCGATCAGCACCCGCCCGGCGGGATTGGGGAGGCGTTGCACCTGCCACGCGCCGCGCTTACCGCGCGTCAGGCGGATCGTTTCACCGGGGAGGAACAGCGTCGCGTCAGACGGTTCGACGAAGCGGGCGATGGTGTCCACGTCCCACCCGTCCGTGTCGGGCGACGTCGCGCCGTTGATCGCCAGGCCAGCGGTGACGCAGCGGCGGCGCGTGTCCCACTGTACGGACGTCCAGCGGGCGTCGCGGGCCTGGATGACCACGGGCGGCTCGCCCGCCGACGTGTCGCCCGCGCCGACGACGAGGAAGGAGCAGCTGTGCTTGTAGGCTGACTGGATCGCCTGCATGAGTTCGACGTCAAACGAGTTCCTGACCAGGAGTTCAGTGACGTCGAACGGGTCTAGTCGCCCGTCGAGGGAGTACCCCTCGAAGACGTGCTTGCGGGCAAGTGTGGACACGGCCTTCGCAGGCCACCCGAGGGCGGCGCGGACGCGCGCCATTTGGGGCGGGACACTGATCCCGAGGTCTTGGAAGACGCGGTGTCCATCGTAGTATGCGTTCAGTAGCTCGTTTTTGGCGGCCTTCGTTTCGATGCGCTTCCATAGCGCCGCGAAAATGGCCTGCTCCGCGCCGGTCAGGGCGGCGATCACGGGTGCGGGCATGGGTTCCCTTTCCGGTTGGTTGACTTTTGTCTCCAATGGTACACACCGCCGCGCTGTGATAGGGGATCGGCGTATCACACCGCCCGCGTTGGCGTTATGCATCGCGTGTGCTTATAATGATGCAAAGACCGTTCAGAAAGGACCGACATGACCGACATCGCCGAGCGACGTGCTGACCTGCTGATTTCACAGACCGACTTCGGGGCAATTGCTGCCGGGGTGAAACAAACATCTGTGTCCCGCTGGGAGCGGGGAAAGCACGTCGATCAATCTGACCTGTTGGACAATGTGCTCGACGCCGCCGAGGCAAAGCGTCGTGAGCTGACACGCTTCATTCACAAGGACCGACCGCGCTTCGCGGTCACGGAGGCCGATTACCGGGAGCGTTTCCCGACATATTGCGCCCTGATCCCCTATCCCCTGTATCGCATCATTCACAACGCGATACACGACATGACTACATGACGACAACGCCGCCGCCGCGCCGCCCCTGAGCGTTCCCACCACGGAGCGCCCGGGGGCGGCGTCGCGTTGTGCGGGCGATCCAGTACGCCGCCGACACCGCGTCGAGCGGGGACGGGTCGCCGTCTTCTACGGTGGCCGCCCATCCCCAGGCCCCGTCCTGACCGCGCAGGCGCTTGTCGCACGTGGCTACCGCGCGGTTAAGGAGGTCGTCACGTTCGCCCTTCGGGTGGGTCAGGTGCTTTTCACGCACCGCATCTAGGAACATCGACGTTGCCCCGAAGTACTCGCCCGTGCTCATGATGTGGATCATGGGCTTTGGGACGCCGCGCTCACGCAGCGCTTCGGCGAGGACGCCCGACCCGGCGCGCCCAAGAATCGCAATCTCCGCGATCCGGTGACGCCGTTCGGCGATCCAATCGGCGAGCTGCGCCACGCCGACGTCCGCGCGCCCTGAGTACGCGCCTATCAGTTCCACGTGACCGCCGTCCTCTGTCTTGACAGCGCCCGCGACGGCCTGGTGAAGCCCGTCCGCCGTGAAGGACACGCCAATCGTGCGCACGCCCTCCGACTCATCCGGCGGCGTCGTGGTCGCCGTCACCGACCATTGCGCGGGCGTAATCAGTCGCTTCGCACCCGCGTCCTGACGCCAGATGCCCAGCCGGTCCTGTGCGAACCGTTCGGGCGTGTAGGTCTCGTATTCGCCTTGCACGACCTCGTGGTTAATCAGGCTATTCCACGACGGGTTAGCCTGCCACCTGGTCAGCTCCGACGCCGGGTCGAAGTCGGCGGCGTCAGGGTCCGCACCCCATTCGACCCACGCCGACGCCGTGGACTTCCCCGACATGGCCGCCTTCCTGACCATGTCGAAGGTATAGCAATCGTCCTCATCCTGTGGGGGCGTGCCAAGGAGCCACACCTGCGGGTTGGCGCGCGCCGACATCGTTGAGTTGATCGACGTCCACGCACGAGACCCCAAAATCTGCGCCTCATCGAGGAGGAGGCAATCGGAACTAAAACCCTTGCCACCCGCGCCGGATCGGGCCTTGAACTTGATCTTCGCGCCATTCTTGAACTTGACGGACTCGCGTCCAAAGGCGTTCATGACGCCGTTTTTTGCCAGGCGGTCACGGAGCCCCTGATTTTCGTCGGCTTCGACGATCTCTAGGAGCTTCTCAAAGGTCTCGCGGGCCGTGTCTTGCTGATGCGCGGACACGACGATCAGGCGCTCCCCGAAAATCAACGCACCCGCGAGCGCCCGTGCAACGAGGAGCTGGCTCTTGCCGTTCTGACGTGGCACGGACACGCCGACGCGCTTAGCCGCCCACGTGCCGTTAGCCTGTTCGCCCATCGCGGCGTCCAACACCAGCTCCTGCCACGGTAGTAGCGTGACGCCCAACATCGCGGACAGGTCGGCGACGTCTTCCCACCCGTTAGACCGCTCGCCCTCGGGGCGGACGAGGACGCGCGGCGGGGCCTCCCCTAGCAGCGCGACGTCGGGCGAGTTCGTCGAACGGGTCAATTTCCGGTTCCTTCTTGCGGGCTTGTTCGGTTAGGGCGTTTAGTTCGGCTAGCGTGGCCCGGAACTGGCTTGCTAGCGGGCCTCGGCGGTCCGGCGGGGCATCCTCAATGGATGCTTTCAGGACCCCCGCCAACCATTCTAATTCTTGCTGACGGTTATCGACGGGTGCCGACCGCCACTCGGAATGTGCTTCGATCACCTCGGGGCTGTCATCGACCGGGCGCTCCGCCTGGTACTTCAGACGGCGGACGCGGTTCACCTCGTCGCGGTGCGTTTTCATGTACCGCCTGTTTTTTGCGCGGTCCCGGCATGCCTGGGAGCAGTATGTCTTCTTGCGTCCGCGCGCGGGCTGATCGAGTTCGGCTCCGCACTCGCGGCAGTGCGTCGGGGTGGGGGCCATGTTCGACCTTTCTGTGTGTGTTTTTCGCTTTGCCTTGG